CCACTTGCACAAAATATCTTGTCTAAACAACTTGAATACTTACTACGATGAAACCAGAGTATGCCATTATTACACAAAGAGTGGTAGGTGATTCAAAAATTGTTGAAGTAGACACGAAAAAAGCAAAGTATCAAGGAATATCGTGGAGAACAATGGGGGATTTTGGAAAGAGAAAGTTTGAAAACTTATTAGTGCTAGAACAAAAAGAAAAGACTAAAATCATATATGTTTAAACCTTTAAATAACAGAATACTGGTAAAACCAGATGAAATAGCCAAAGAAACAGAAAGTGGTATTTTACTTGGGGATTCAAATGAAAAGCCAGTACGAGGAGAAGTTATTGTTGGGAATGACATTGTGAAAAAGGGAGATAATATTTTCTTTTCAAAGTTTGGGTTTGATGAAGTAAACATAGATGGAGATATTTATTATGTGGTAGCAGAGCATAACATATTAGGAATACTATAATGAACGAAGATAACAACATATTTAACTATATTATCACTCAAGAAGCTAATTATAAGCAACCTATTCCTATAAATGATGTATGGAATTGGTCTATGAGAGATCATATCAAGACGAGTGATTTGTATATGAACTCTCAATTACTTACTGGGAAAAACGATTTTAAACCAGTTAAGAACATCACACGTCCTATTCTTAATCTACAACACAGAACAGAGGACTTGGAACTTAAAGATGTACAAATCTATGTAGATAACCCAGATAAGTACCACCTTTCATTCCTTGTTAAGAAGTATCACGATGATGTGTTTGTCCAAGAAAATGATTTGGACACTTATTTTGATGAACTTAATGTATCACGAATAGATTTTGGTGGAGGACTTTCAAAGAAGTTAAGTAAAGCATCGCCTGAAGTTGTCCCCCTACAATCAATCGCCTTTTGTGATCAGACAGATATTCTTTCTGGTCCATTTGGTATTAGACACTATTATTCACCAGATCAACTTATGGAGATGGCAAAAGTTGGCTGGGGAGATGAGAAAAATGGGGCAACAATATCACTCAAAGACCTTATCTCGTTATCTCGTCCAGAGAAAAAAGATGATAACACAAACAATCAAACAGCAAAGACAACAGGTAGATACATTGAAATCTTTGAAGTACACGGAAATTTACCAAAGAAATTTGCAAATCCGTATGATGATTCAGGAGAATACCAAACACAAATCTTCATTGTTGCGTTCTACCAAAAGAAAGATAGCTTAGAAAAGCAAGGAGTTATTCTATATACAAAACCAGAGCCAGTATTACCATTTAAATTTGTTAAAAGAGATCCTGTATATGGTAGAGCTTTAGGTTTCGGAGGTGCAGAAGAACTATTTGAAGCTCAAGTGTGGGTAAACTACGATATGATTCGTATGCAAGCTATGCTTGATGCAGCATCAGTTACGATTCTTAAGGCAATCGGTCCTAATAGTGGTAAAGTATCAGGACAAAAGCTCACAGACCTTGAAAATCTTGAAATCCTAGACTTGGGAGATGGTGGAGATCTTGGGCAAGTAGATACATTCCCTAGAAATATGGCTTTGTTTGATAATTCAGTAGCACAATGGGAAGCACACGCACAACAAATTGGTGCTGCGAATGATTCACTTATGGGTAATAATCCATCATCAGGTACACCATTTAAGTTGCAAGAACTTGTAACATCAGAAGCACGAGGGCTACACGAATACAGACGAGGACAATTTGCAAAACATATTGAAGAAATCTACAAAGATTGGATTATCCCACATATTCAAAAGAAAATTACAGAAGGCGCTAAGTTTTTGTCAGAACTATCACTTGATGAACTTCAATTTGTGGCAGAAAGAGTTGCAATAAATGAAGCCAACAAAACTATCAAGGAAATGGTACTTGCAGGAGAAGAAATAACACCAGATATTCAACAAACTGTAATGGATATGAAGATGCAAGAGTTTAAAAAGAAGGGGAACAAGCACTTTATTGAGATTCTTAAAGGAGAATTTAAAGATACTCCTCTTGCAGTTAAAGTATCAGTAAAAGGTAAATCTAAAGACCTTTCATCACGAACAGATAAATTGGTAAATATATTTAGACAAATAGTTGCAAACCCAGCAGTTCTCACACTCCCACCTATTGCTAAAATATTCAATGATATTCTTGAATCTTCAGGACTAGATCCTGCAGACTTTTCAGGGCTTACACAGGAACAAGTGGCGCAGGCAACACAACCACAAGCACCTGTACCTGCTCCTGAATTAACACCAACAGCATAATATGCAAGATAAAGAATTATTTAAAATAATAGCAGATAATAAAAATCTTTTTGATCTACTCAAATATACTTTACTTTCAAAATTTGATATAATTATATCAGTAGACACGAGAGATGATTTGGTTTTAGGACAAATGCTTAGAGCAAGTTTAACAGGTAAAGAAAAAGTGGAGGAAGTATTCAGGGAAATAGAAAGATATAAAACTAGACCTGAATCAACAAAAATTAACCAAGCAAGATAAAATGGATAAAAATAAATACAAAAACATATCAGCAAGTGCATTAGTTAAAACAGGAGCAGGAAAAGTAGTAGGCGTTGTTATTGGATCTCACACAAACGGAACACTTAAACTATGGGATAACACATCAGGAGCTACAACTGTTCTTGTTAATACAATGACATTTGCAGCAGGAGAGAGATTTATTCCTCTTTACGATGCTGTATTCAATACAGGTCTTTATGCAACAATAGGAGGGACAGCAGATATTACTATTATTTACAAATAGTATTTGGGTTATTCTACCGACAAAAAGGAAAACTTATTAAAATTATTCTTTAAATTAAAGAAAACCAATAAAACATATCATTATGGATAATGAAACACAAAACGATTCTGTAGAACTTGAATTAGAAAACAACGAAGCAGAATTAGATCTTGACCAAGAAGATACTGAGGAAGAAAAAATTACTTTGACAAAGTCAGAGTGGGAGAAACTTCAACAAACTCAAGGATCACTTAAAAGGCAAGTCAAAGAATTACGAAAACAAACCGAACCTAAAAGTTCATCACAAAAACAAGGCGAAATATTGAGCAACTCTGATCTAAACTATTTAGATCTCAAAGGTGTAGCCGAGCCAGAAGATGTAAAAGTCATTGAAAACTTTATGAGAAGTACAGGTAAAACTGCACGAGAAGCTTTCAGAGATGAGTATGTTACTTCTAAGCTTGCAGCTAATAAGACAGCCAGAGAAGTTCAAGAAGCTATGCCAAGTGGTACAAAACGAGGTGGCAACACAGGAAATGACCTACAAGCTGCTATCGCTAAATTTGAAGCAACAGGACAGCTACCAACAGACTTTGCATTAAAGTCAGAAGTAGTGAACGCTATTGTGAACAAAGGTAGAAATAATAAACCAAACTGGCAATTATAGTTTCATTTTCGCTTATTATCAAAATATAAGCATTAACAATGGCAAACACAATTATTTATCAAGCATTGTGGGAAAATAAACTAGCACAACGACTAGATAAACCACAAAACTGGAAAGAAGTAAACGATGTAGTATATACAGATACACAAACATATAACTTTCCATTAGTATCAACATCAAACGAGCCAGCAGTTGCAACACTTACAAACACAGCTGCAGGACGATCAACACTTTCAAATGTTATTCCTTTCATTGATGTTACAGAAACAAACCAAACTCTATCAATCGTAACAGCTGAAATTGATTCAGTATATATTGACTATGCTGACCAAGCTCAATCAAATTACGCAAAGATTGCAGAAATGGGTACATTACTTGGAAAGAAAATTGGAGAACGAGCAGAAGCTATTGGACTTGGAAACCACGCATCTTGGACAAATATCGGAGATACAGGTGGTGGAGCAGTAGGTCTTTCAACAACAGCACTTACAGTTTCAGCATCAAATGTTGACGATATTGTACGAGGAGTTATTGAACAAGTTTATACAGCTAACGGATTCAACCTTTACAAAGAAAATGGAGGATTCGTAGTATGGCGACCAGCAGATTGGACATTTATGACCCAATTTATGCAAGCTAACGGATTCAATACAGCTGATATGTCCCTTAAAGATGGATCTTCTATTGGAGTAGACTATCTTGGAC